ACCAAATCCCCCCATAAGACGTCCTAGGTAAGAACCAAGGATGCCCTTGTGCTCGCCAGGAAAGTTACCGGTTTACGGCCTTTCCGAATTAGAGTGGATGAGCGGTCCACTACCATCGTTGGATCCCCCTCCCGCACACCTTGAACAAGGTTGCGCTGGAGGCGAGACCAGCCTGGTATCGCAGACTCATGCTTGCGCGTTTTCGCGTAAGTGAGTGGAGCAACCCAGTATGACTGGTGAGCATCCCAAGTCAGATTCCGGAAGTCATCGTGACTCCAAGTATCTGTCTCTGTCACAAAACAGAGATAGTCTTGGGTTACAGGGACACGCGGAACGCGCCCTATTAACCTCTCGACTACTCCGAGTTGGAATTTCGACCGCGAAGGAAGGTCATGCTGGCAATTGCTAGCATAATCCAACCAAGCGACTATAGATGTTCCATCCGATGGACGTTGAGGTGGCAGACTCTTCACGCGATACGGCGTAACGTTGAAGCCTTTAAAAGCTTCCACGCCGCAAGATTCGCGGAAAGGATGTCCACCAATGAATGACTTCTCCATGTTGACTTTTAAGCCAAACACGGTTAGTTCATTCATTACAGCCTGCGTGTACCCGGTGGCGATAATTATATCGTCACCATATACGTAAACAGACTGCAACGCAGTGTCGAAGTCACCGGTGTGGTTCCAAATCACACCGACTGCCAACGCCCAGAATACAAGAGACTCTACGGGAAAGCATAATGCACTTCCCATTGGAGCGAACTTGTTTAGACTGACTATTTCACCGGTAGGTAAAATAGTTGACGTTGATCGGAGCGCAAGCCATTTCTTTGTAACCTCCTTAGGAAACAAATACTTGACTAGCGCACACGAAACGCGATCTGAAGCATCAGACAGGTCTATCGTATCCCATGAATTGGATTCAGATCCAATAAGGGCGAGTTGACCATTAATGTCTTGACGCTCAAAATTCACGTGACCGTGGGTGTAAGGATGTCGCTCGATGTAATCCATCAAGTGAGTACTAACACCCTGCTGCAGGTACATAAGCTCCGCAGGCTCGCACGAAATAACGCGCGGTCCTCTAGAGTCCTTAGGGACAAGCAGCAGCTTAGCCGTGGGTTCATTAACCCTTTGCAACGACCGGTAAAGACCGGCGTTGGCGGCTAGCTGAAGTGGTCGTGATCTTCGAGTCGAGTCTCCCTCTATTATAGAGCGTACAGGACAGAAATATTCCCAGTATGGAAACTCGGCATGAACAGACTCATAGAGAGTGGACCAAGTCCACTTCTCATTGTGTCGTTCACCACCAGCAACAGCACCTGGTCCATGCTTGGGCCGATCACATCGGGGTTGATAACCCTGAGTGAACAACTCAAGTAACCTCTGTGCATACCACGATGAAATCGTTGGTTTGCAGTAGAAGTCGCCTAATTCAATCTCGATTTCTCGGAAAGAATTAAGCTTCTGTTGGACTAGCTCCGGGGCGCAAGGAACGTCGAGTTTCTTGAGCCCGAGGAGCAGTGTCCGGACGATCCGGTAACACTGTGCGTGTTGCTCATCACAATCGCCATTGCGCATCTTCTGGAACAAAAGCCAGAAGGGGCGAAGGAAAACAGGAAAGAGGCCATCAAAGGGTTTAAACCCAGCGACGCGCTCTACCTGTTCGCCCCAAACGAACCTATCCAAAAAGTCCCCCAGTTTTGGGAGACTTATGGTAAGGAACGAAGGGCCCTCCTCACAAAAACGCCTGGACAAATAGTCCAAATCGAGATCAAAATCTCGAAGGCGTTCCAGTGATGGATCACAACAACGGAGTGATGCATAAGCATCAACGAGTGTTTCGACGACGAGTGCCAGGAGATTTTCCTGGACGTGGCTTTTCGGGATACCCATTTTGGTTTGTCCTTCCACGCCTACGATGTCGACTCTCGACGTATAACAACACCCGGGCGATAACTAATACTAGTATCGCCAGTGCTTGGAGGAGGTCCTCCAAGGCGGGTGAGCCCACTTTTAGACCTGTCCCTGCGCCAGCGCGTCGACATTTGCATTGGTCATCAAATTCTTGATGAACGCAACCATGTCTTCGCGATGCTGCGCTGAGAAGGCGCTAAAAGAGGTCGGGGAGGTGATCGTGAGATTCACGGTAATTTCCTCCACAAAACCGAGAGGTTCGCCAAGGTCCGTTTTGTTACGGGTAATCTTGGTTTGAACCAGGGAGCGCCGCAAAGGTACTCCGTTCTTGGTTTTTCCGATAATCTGCTGCTTGATAATCAGCCGACTATCCTGGTCTCCGGCAGTGTCAGTGGAGTTAATCCACTCGGCAGTGTTCCGGTCCTTGGATACTTCGGTAAATGTCTTCGCAACAGCTTGGCTGTTATTGAGAGTTGTAATCGTAATTGGCATTTTCGTGTCCTGCTGTCATCTCGACAGTAAACTGGCGGTACTCAACTAGTCCCGCCGCTTGTGCGATTGCACGAGCGACAAGAGAATGCTGAGGTGGTACCATTTCCAAGGTACCGAGAAGGGTGGGCCATCTATTATAGGTAGACCCGGTTGTCGATTATAGCAGGTATATATAAAATTACCTGCTTCTGTGCGTGGCTGCTGTTCATCAGCATTACCACCAAACTCGCTGTCCGGGGCAACGGTTACTCCTGCGAAAGAGTAAAACGTACCCAAAACAGTCGAGTTTATAGTCCAGCCCACCGAGAGGATTCTCGCGTGGCCCAGTGGGTTGAGGTCGCTTTTCAAAGCTTCCCGCAACTTATGGGCTTCCGATCGAAACCAATCGATGAGCCAGGAAAATGGCACAGCTTCCCAACCAATCTGCAAGGGGTTGTAAAGCCCCTGCATGGTTAACATCACGATTCCTAGACCAGTATCGTTCTCTGCAGAAAGCAAGTAATCAGGTATGTCAAACCTGATCCAAGCCCATGAAGAGAGGACCACCGTGGCTGAATAATCAGCCTCGCATAGGTGTTCCAAATCGACCCAGTCTGGGTACTCAGGGTACGATCCTTTCGGACCATACTCTGGGGGTGGTACAAAATACGGATGCTCCACCGTCACTTCTTGCGTTGTGAACGGTGTGGTACCCGTGAAGACCCTAGGGCCTTCTCTGTACTTCACCTTCGTGTTTTTATGGTTGCGCTGTCGCAGCCATTTAAGTCGCTTTTCAGCGCGCTTAAATGTATTTGCGAGAGCCCAAAGATCTCGAAGAGTCGGTGCAATTGCAAAATTCCATGACAACCAATGGTTGCCGGATTCTGCAAATTTCCGACGGTAAGCAGCAACAGCGCCCTCAATGCCTTCCTTAAGGCGTTCGAGAACACTGACGTTGCCTTCCATGAGCTCCAAAGCTTCAATAATGAAGTTAATGAGACTCCAATCTTGATCTACCAGTGTCACATAGTGATTCTCCGCTCGCGCGGAGAAGTCTTGTAACCATTGGTCCAATCCGTCAAGGGAAATATTTCGACAATCAACCACGGGGTCTTTCAACGACAGCTTAAAATCATAAGCTAGTTGATGAGTAAGACCACGCGTATCGTGATACGAGATGCTATCGGGGAAGTTATAAACTGCCGCGTAGCGCTCGTGGAAGCACGGGTTGAAGTCGTCCTCGAGAAATCCATGCGTGTCGACTATGTAGCGCCAATTTTTATAGCACTGCCTAGAAGTCGCATGGTACATCAAGGGGACGGGATGAGGTGAATCTTGTGGAAAGTACCGAGACATGGCACCGTGAATAATTCGCGATTGCCCGCCTCGAGACCGTACACGTAAAGGTTTCCTCATGTATCCTCCGAACACAACTCCCG